TAGAGATGCTCTTAAACTTTCTATTGCTCTACGATATTTACCAGAAGCTGATTCTGTTACTGCTGATAATTCTCGACCAGCTACTGCCGCCAAATCTTCTGATGATGCTTTCATTAGGTCAAGAACTTGTAATGTCTGGCTGCCTTGTCTTCCCAAGTTTTCAAACAAAGCATTTAGTCTAGCAAACTGAAACTTACCAAACAATTGTTCAATTGCCTGTTGTTTTTGAAGTGGATCTAAGTTATCTAACGCTGCCTGTAGCGTCATTAACGTTCCAGTTAAATCTCCAGCATTGTTATTTACAATTCCTAAAAGATCTATTCCTAAAGTTTGAAATTTTCCTACAGCAACATCTGTTGGGTTAATTAAAGATGCAAGGGCTGACTTTAATGCGTTGGCTCCTTCTGATGCGTTAATTCCGCCTTCACGCATAGCTGTTAGATATAAAGCTAAGTCTTGAACGCTTCCGCCCAATCCCTTAATTACTGGACCAGCCTTTGGAATTGCTTCTACTAAGTCGTTAAGAGTTGTTGAAGTTTGGTTTTCAACTGCGTTGAGGAAGTTAATTGATTGTGAAAGTTCGTCAGTATTTTGTTTAAATGCGGACTGAATTGCAAGTGTGGCTTTCATAGCCTCTTGTCTATCTACTTCACCCAGAACCGCAAGTCTTGTAGTTTCTTTAATTGACCCTAGTAATTCATCTCCAGTTTTACCAGTTGCTGCAATGTCTGCCGCTAATCCAATAGTTTCTTTAAAAGATACACCCATTGCTGAAGATATTTCTTTTGCAGTTTTTACTACGTCATCTCTAACCTTACCAAGCTCTGCCGCTGATGATCCAGCAACATCACCATAAACTTTAGTTAGACGAACGAGTTCTTGGTCTGCTTGCTTAAATGCATCTGCTGCAGCTTTACCGAAAGCAACTAGAGGAACTGTAAGTCCTACTGTTAACTGACGACCTGCCCACTGAGTATTCTTACCCCAGTTAATAAGTTGTCCAGCGCCATCCTGGATTACCTTATTCATAATTTGAAGCTCTTGTCTTGCTATGGCGGTTTTATTTTTTACTTCGTCAAGTCCTCTTGGAACATGCACATTGAACTGCATAAGTCCTTGTGCATTTCTGCCTAGCGGTTGTAATACTGCGTTCTGTAAGGCTACTTGCTGTTTTGCTAAATCTCTTATAAGTCCGCCAGATGTTCTTGCTTGATCCCTAAAAGTGTTAAAGTATTGATTTAACTTAAGTTTTCCACCATCAAGGTTTTTACCAAACTTTTCAACATCCGACTGTAAGCTTACAAAGTGTGTGGAGTACTGCCCAGTGCTTCTAAGAGTGTCTGAGAAAGAACGATTCATTACGGCAATTTGATTTGCCAGCATCTTATTTGAGCTAGCTAGTTCTTGCTGTAATTTTGATAGGCTAGCAGTAACCCTATGCACATCGGCAATTAGAGATGAGAAGTCGGCGTTAGCGACTATTCGTGTACTGATTGTTTCGTCAGCCATTTATATTCAGGTTACTCCTTAACGTATCCTAGTCCTTCTCCAATTCCGAATCCAGCCTGAGCTGCGAATCTTCCTTGTAGTGAAACAACATCATTGGGATTAGCATGTATTCCTGCTGCTCTCAACTCTATCTCTTCAAAACTAGAACCTTTGTTATTGCTTTCTTCAAACTCCCCTATATCTACTCCCTTTAAAGATGCAACGAACTTTCTATCTGCGTGTTCCTTTTTCTTTAAAGCCTGGAAAGTATTTATAAGCTCTGGCATTGATAAATTTTCTTCAAGTTCATCGTAGTTCTTCCAATGTCCTAAAAGAAAAAGTTCTCCTTCTAAAGCGGCTAAATCTAGTTCTGCCCAGCCAGAACCGCTGCCGCTAGAAGGTTTGGGTCGTCAAGTTTAATTCCTCCGCAAACTTCAAGAATGCGATTCATTGTTGGAACATCGATTGCATCTTCAAATGCTTCTCTGTCTGCTACTAATTCTGGTAGCTGTTTTTCTAGTGCAATTGCACAAGCGTCAATAAGGATGTTTAGTGTTTCATCCTCTGTCTGAGACTCCCCAGTTTTCTTAATTGCGATCATGAACTTACGAAGTTCTTTAATTGAAAGTGGCTTAAGCTTTACGGTCTGTCCGTTTTGTAGCTGTACCTCTTCTACGTCATATACTGTTGTTGCCAATTTAGGTCCTCCTAGGATCTATTCATAATCATTATACTAAAAAGAATATACTAATACAAACGTAAAACCCCCAATAAATTGGGGGTTTTACAGAATAGCTAATAAATTAAATCTATTATGCTACCAAAACACGGTCAATAATCTTACCGTATTCAGATCCTGCATAAGCAGCATCTGGTAGAAGACGGAATGTTACTGGGAATGTGGTTGGGGTTGTACGAGCAAGTGAGAATTGTGACTGTTGTACTGACAATACACGACGTGCATAATATACACGCTCAGATGTTGTTGAAGACGCTGTTGGAGCTTGTCCAACTGCAATTAACTGACGCTCTGTTGGGGCTGCACCAAGTGCACCTGCCTCTAGACCGAGTTCCTTCTTATTTTGTGCTCCAGCCAGACCATTGTCTGAAAGAGTTGATGCTGCCTGTCCGAATACTGCTGCGATGTTTTCGAGAGTACCTTCTGACATTTCTGTTGCGATCATAACCTCCATCGCAGACTTGAATAGCTTAGCTGTATCAAGCAACTGATCTACAGTTACTGAATCGTATGTTGGGTTGTATGTAATCTGAAGACCGTTGTTAGTAAAACCAACGTTGCGGTATCCAAACTTTCCATCCACCTGATCGACAGTGTTTAGTGTATTTGTGTATGATACACCTGATGCAAATGCTGGAACTCCAACTGTTTGCTTTGCTGGTGATACTGCGTTTGGTGCTGCAGTGATTAGTACGCCTGCTTCTGCGTTTGAGATGTAATCTGCGTCGTTAACGTCAATTGTTGACAAGAACAACGGAGATGCACCGACGAGAATATTTTTAGCATTACCTACGGATTGTGCCATAGTTTTCTTACCTCCTATATTTCAATATATATATATATGTTAAAATCTTAAATCGAAGCTGGCTAGGCTTCTTTCCTCTTAGGATAATTTTATTCCATAATGGGTAAAAAGGCAAACCCTAGAGGAATCTGCCTACGCTGTCTGTGATTCTGGAATATTTGATCTCCAGTATGACCTCTGCCGAAAAGAATCCCTGAAGTTCTTCTGACGGGGCGGTTGGAGAAATATCTGCTATCCATATGCTATGAAATTTAAATTTATTTGACAGATCTGTCCATTTGTTTATATCTTTGGCAGACTCATCCATCCTTCTAAACTCATCAGTCATATAGTTTCGGATCTCATTTATATCCGCCACTGATGTTGAATATAGGGTAAACATAATCTGCTCACAGCAAATTAGCCAATTGTCTTCATAAGACATTCCGATCTTGTCATAGACTATATGCTTCTTGCCGCTCAAGAACTGATTCATTTCAGCAGCCTGCTGAACTGGAATAATTGGGACAATATTCTCATTTAAGTTATCTGACCAATATTCGTCCTCGTCAAATATATTACGAGTATACAACTCTTTCCATAAATACTTGCGAAGCTCTAGCATTGCATCTAGCTTATAGTTAGCCGTCACATTACACCTCCAAATGAAGCCGCCAATGCAGAATCTGCTTGAGATCTAATTAAATTTGGTGAAAAGGAATACTGAACTTTTTTGATATTAGAAGGGACTCTAAGCGCCTTGCTCATGCTTGAATTAAATATTCTTTGAAATCCAGAACTTTTAATTGAAGCATTAACTAAGTTACCGCTAAAAAATCTTGAGTGAGCCAAAGTAAATTGATTAGTTGAGCCAGACCCACCAGGTCGTCTAACTGTTACAGATTTGCCTTTAGGCATAAACACTGTTTCTCCATCTATTTCAAATACTAAACGCTCTGCATTTTTAGGTCTAATAACCAAAGGTTTTCCTGCTTCCATAACTGAAGCCTTGTTTGCAAACATATGTCTACGTTTTCCACTCGCACCAGGAACCATAGATCTTGATGGCAAAAACTCGTAGTTTAGTCTAAATGATAGTCCGTCTTCTGATATTTTATTTAATTTAAAAAGTCTTGCGGTCTTATTTCCAGTTTTTTTCCATTCATAAACATGATGCAAGGATTTAGGTTTTGACCTTGCCAAGGCATCTATATAATTTCCAAAGTCTAAGTTTATCTGATCAAATATTGTTTTTGTAAACAATGCCTTGAATTGAGCATTCGTTGTAAGCTTGGACAATACTGCTGCTTCATAATACACATATGCCGATACCTGAGCTACTGTGCTATCTTTTAAAGGTCCGCTTTGATTTGCGTACATCATTCTTTCGAGTCCGCTTGCTGCTTGAACCAACATTCCGCTATTGTCCAATTTGCTGGTTCTCCGATCTCTTCATAGATGAGTTATATGCAATCACACGACCAAACGGATCTGTGACTGGAGTTGTTCCCATAACCTCAAATACTGTTGGAGTCTCATTTGGATAATTGATTTCATTCCAAATGGTGTTGCCTTCTGAGTCTCTAATGTTTGTAACTTTTTCTCTGGCAGTTAATTTCTCTGCTGTTCTAACTTGAACAACCTGATCGTTTAAATACTTATTTGAAAATATCTGCTTATCGCTAGAGCGGGTAGTAGCAGAGTTGCTAATAACTCCTTTAACGTGGCAGGGAACAGTTTTATAAAAATTCCATTCTCTGACTATTGCCCCCGTGTCGGTATCTTGAATCTCAGACTGTCTATATACATCTAAGTTCATAGACAAGACAGAGTCTACGATGCTATTCATTATATAATCTCTGCTTTAGCTGTTAAGACGTAATCTGCTAATAGGTTGTCTGCATATGCATTACCTGTTCCAGTGTAGGCATCTCCTGTATATTCAAAGTCCCAGTCAAATGTAGATATGTTCTTTACGTATTTGTTTCTCCACATTGTATCTTTAGAGAAGTAGTCTTTCATTAATTCTGCTGCCGCTTGTTCTACATTCTCAGGAACAGAGTTCCATCCAAATCTTGCTTGAACTTTATAAGGAATACCAGACTGGAATATTCCAGAGTAATCATGAATGCTTGGAGGCACCATTCCGTTTGCGATATAGACAGCGTTGTCTAGTGTGCTAGACCTGTCAACTCTAAGACCAAATTTTGTTTCAGATATATTTACTGCTAATCCCCAGTTGTTGACTGCTGGGCTAGACAAATTATCTATAAGTAAAATATCTTTTACAAATAGCTTTTGCAAAGAGTTGATCTTGGCAGGAAGTGGTAAAGTATCTGACTCATATCCGTATACAACATACACGTCATCATATAGATAAAAGTACTGTCCTGTATACCCTTCAATTTGTTTACGAGCATATTTTTCTGCTTTAATTAAATCTGAGTATGACTTATATCCTGGGTCAGATGAATCTGACGCAAAGCCCATATCTTGAATATGATTAAAATCAACGTAAGGAGTTACAACAAAAACGTCTTCAGTTTTAACAACAGATGTTCCGCTAACTGCATATTCCCACTTAAGTCTTAAAGTTCTGTTTCTGTCGGTATATGCATAAGGGACGTTAACTGTATATGTTCCTGGATTGTTTTCATCGATGGTTGATGTAATGGTTGTCAAAAGCGTGGTCGAAGCAATCGCAGGACTTACTGCTGGATCATTTGTTACGTCATAAATTTTGACAATTGGTGCAGAGGTTGCGTCTGCAACATCTCCGTTCCAGAACACTTTATGTGTTACTGGAGATTGTGAACCTACTAATACTTCTGCCATTTAAGAGGCGTAGACTAGTTGTAGTACTCCTGGACTTCCCTTGGAGTTGCTAATCTAAAGCCCTCCTCCTTATCAAAAATTGCTTGCGCTGCTTCATTACTCATTGCAATAAATGGGTGTTCTTTTGTAAACGTAAATCCCATAATATCATATCTAAAGTTATCTCTAGTCATTCTTACTAATACTGTGTTTTCTGGCTGCTCCGCCTTTGGATCAAACTTAGGCAAGATTTCTACGGTCATATCTTCTTCTTCCATCTTATCCATGGTCTTGTTATATACAGACCAAGTTACGCCTTCTTCTGCGAGGGCGGCAATAATGTCGGCCTTACTCTTTAGACCATCTGTATCGACTGCAAAATCTTCTGCAATCTTTTTTATCTCAGATACTTTTAATGTCTCAAATGACATGCATATCTCCTATTTCTACTCTAAACAATTATAGCATTA